TACCCAACCACGCTAGAAAGGAGGATGGGCATGCATAGTCTGATAACCTTTACGGTTGGAGGAGTAACCCATAGTTATATTTGGGACTTCTCTACAGACAAACCCCCAAAGGCTTCGGAGCTCTACGATAGAGTTTCGGTCCTCGACAGGGGATTAGCACCAGACGAGGGATCTGGACCAGTTTTCATTGGCCATTATATGCCTGATTCTGGCTCGGAGTTACCTACGTCACGTGGGAACGTTGACATTGGGGCGATCAGTGGCCTCAATGACATCCGCGTCAACACTGCCGGCAGCGAGGATATCTTCTTCACATGGTTTACAACATGGGAGCAAGATTCTCCACATTTTGGATACTGTTATTGTATCCAGAATAACGCTACTGGGAAAGTGAAGCAGTGTGTGTGTGGGCGATCAAAATGGACGATTCCATTCATGACTGCCAACATGCCGCTGGGACAGATTCCCACTATTGGTACCGGTTCGTACTGGACACCAGTACCTCCGGATAAACGTTATGATCCCGTTCGGTGTATCTATTGGTACATCGAGAACGTCACAAAGTATAGCCGCACTACAAGTGCTCTGTACGATGCAACGTTCGAGAAGGATCATGGCTCAGAAACCTTTGCCCGACCCGTTGATATCCCTTTCCGATACTCTGAATATGGGTACTGGTTAGGGGTAGCACATGGTATTCCGGGCAACTCAGGGCATCTCCACCCTGGGTTATTCTCTGCTGCATATTATGATGCACAAGAGAAGCTTCCGCAGATATTGTCGAATACAGTTCAGAATATAATTGAGCTTGCACAGACAATTATCTCATTTGCTAATGGTATTGATATTGGCGACCTTCGTAATCTGAAGGAACTAACTGGGCACGCCTGGTTGGCGTATCGTTATCAATATAATACAACCATTAGTGATTTGGAAGAGTTGGAATCGCAACTTGAGCGCTTCGACGATATGAGTCGGGCTCTCGGGAATGTAACGTCATATGGTAAAGCTAGTGACGACACTGGCAATTACTTTTGTGCGTTAGTTGTTGATCCACAGGAGATCCTGAGCCGGTCGTTTAGTAAGCGGTTTAATCTCAGATTAACCCTTGCGAACGCATGGGACATGATTCCCTATTCGTTCATTGTCGACTGGTTTACGAACATTGGTGAGGTTCTTCGGGCCATCGATAGATGGCTGGACGCTCCTTCATTTGGGTCCGTGCGGTGCTGGTATTCTTATACTAACACATACAACACGGATGAAGGGTTGCTCACTTGTTACTTTAGGTACTCCGGCGGTAGACCATTGCTCCCTTATTGGAGTATGGATCTTAACCGGTCGGGGAAGGTTTGGGGTTGGAGAGCTACTGATGTAGTGTCTTTGATCCTATGAAAGGAGGTGCCTATGGCACTCAATTCAATGACGAGTTCATTCTCGTTCACAAACACTTCCGCTATGTCGGGAGTAACAGTCGCACCGATAGACTTAAAACCGGTAACTAATTACGCAAAGGTTGAGGATGAGGCTACAGTAGTAACCCTCACCAATAAAACCGCTGCAATTTCACAGGGGGAACTCCTTACGTATGGATGCCAGCCCATTAAGAGCGTCGCAACCAAACAGAAGAGTACGAACCCTGGGAAGGTCACCGAAGGCGTTCAGTATCAGATTCGCCTCGATGAGCTTCTGAGGACGGAGAATTCTGATGGTTCAATCATTTATGATGAACCCATCGTTGCGTACTTAACTGTACGTCACCCTCTCTCCTCAAACATTAGCGCAACCCATATCGCTACAGTAGTGACACGTTTAATTGGTGCCGCTATGCGTGAAGATGGCAGTTGGAGGTTTGATGACCTCATGCGCTCAGGTCTTGCACCTGTTAACGACTAATTTAACTAATCTTAGCCTTATGGCAGAAAGGAGCATTGTATGATTTCAAATCACGATGCTGAGCTTATTGCTCAAACAGATGCTAACCTTCTCAAAGAGAAGGAAGTAAAGGGTTATGTCACAGTAAACAGGTATCAGTATTATACGCTGATTAATGTGTGGACAGCCTTAGTAAAGGCATATAACCCGATCGCCGCAGCCATACTTGAGGATTATATCCGCAAACATGGTTTATTAGCTACTATTAGGGATGCAGCCGATACGGCTGATGATATCATTCGTAATAATGATGTCAAGATTCCTAGTTTCGCTATAATGGCGAGTGGTCTCGATACCAGTGATGTGCTGCTAATTCTGCGCTTCCCTAAAAGGTTCACGCCCATTAGCGCGAGTCTTGAGGAGAAGACAATAGACACTTTCCTTGACACTCTTGAAAGAGCTAAAAGGATCAATAGACGTCGGTTCCTTACTGGATGCCGATTCATCATTGATAGTGTCCGTGATGAACTAGCCACAATGTTGAGTAGTTATAACTGCGATTTTAGTGAGATATACCTCACGAATGGGATCTCTGTATCTCCAGACATGGAGCATACATACAAGACCCACTATGAGAAAATCTCACACCTGCAGCGTCCCAATTATTGGGATTGTACCTACTATGGCACCGGGGCCCTACCGACGGTAACGTTACCTAACGGTAGACCGGATTTTAACGTACGTCACTTTGGTGCATGTGCGCGTGTGTCTGTTGTCCCTAAATCCTATAAGACTTATAGGACAATCGCTGTTGAGACTGTTGATAAACAGTCAGACCAGCAGTGCATCCGCGTCGCACTCGAGAACGCGTTATATAAATCCGTAGGTGACCATGCACCTATTCACAACCAGACAATTAATGGTTTATTGGCTGGTCGTGAAGGCTTCTCAACCATTGACCTGACAGCCGCTAGTGATTCACTAAACTGGTGGCTGATGCACGAAGTACTTCCACGTCAGGTATTTGAGGACTGTAGTTTTGCTCGGTCCTTTTACCTGCAATTACCCTCTGGAAGAGTAATTGAGAACCCCATCTTTTGTACAATGGGGAACGGGTTTTGCTTCGCATTGGAGACGGCCGTCTTCCTTGCAATTGCAAGGGCTGCCACAAAATCATGGTGCAGATTTACAGGCACCGTGTTCAATGACGACTTCTGCTGGGCTTATGGCGATGATATCATCGTCTATACACCCGCTTATGAGTACGTTGTTGAATGGCTTGAGCGGCTCGACTTCATTGTCAATAGAGAAAAGAGTTTCTCTACTGGCGACCTGTTCAGGGAATCTTGTGGTTTTGATTGGTATGAAGGAGACCTCGTGACCTCGATATACTGGCCACGAGCAACCATCACGGAGCACCTTGACTCTTGTGCGTCATTGATAGCACTCGAGAATAGGCTCTTCATGCGTGGTAATGGCTACAAATTCTTTGAAGCCTATACCTTCCTTATCAACCAGATTCACAGGATTGAGAAGAAGGTCTCAGAAGTACCCCTAGATTGGTTTCTGGAGTACAATCTGGAAGGGAAAACATTAGTTACCCTTACAGCTGAGGCACCATGGCACTTCACCATGCGTGATTATGCATGGCCTGATGCGCCATACGAGGAAGAACAGTATTACTGTCGGGTACTCGAACCAACTCATCAGAGTGGCTCTGTGACTGGGGGCGCTCGTATTGAGACCTATCTGTACTATAAGTTCCTCAAAGAGGGACCTAAGTACGAGGATGGCTTGTGCGAACTCCTCCGAGTATCAACCTCGTATCGAGATGAGAGGCTTAGTCAGAAACCTGACGGCTTCGCTCTCAGCATGAAGAGACTCTTCTAATTTAATTAGATGAGTCCCGTGGCACCGGGTT